TTCTTAAAAGTTTATATCCAGTTCCACCTGAATCTGCAGTTCCTACACTAACACGTGATAAAGCTGCATTATCAACATCATATACAATCAATCTTGTTTGACCTGCTGTATTATTGCCGTCTACTTTAACAGCATCAACTCCACCACAAGCTAATATAAAACTATCTGCAGCAGGGCTATATAATCCAGTATTAGCATCCCCCATAAAGGATAATCCTGTTAAAGACGCTGTTCCGGCAATAATTTGTAAAACTTTACCTGCCTGCATTCCGAATACACTTGTATTCATATAAGCAATATCAGCGCCACCACAGGTAAAATTAATATTATCTCCGCCACTACTGTACATTCCGGTATTTGTATCTCCTACAAATCCATAACCAGGTAAAGAAACAGAGCCTTGATCGGCTCCAATTAATTTACCACTATCCATAAAAATTCCGTTACTATTAATATAACCTGCTTCAATTCCGGCTGCTATTAAACCTATATTATCCGCAGAAATATTAGCAAAACCTGTATTAGAATCATTGGCAAAAGAAATTCCTGGAGATGTACCTGTCCCTGCTCCAAAAAGAACTTGATTACTGGTAAATTTTAATGGATAAGCTATGCTAGTTGGTTTTAAATGTAATTGACCAGTAGCATCAGTATATTCAAAAACCCATACTGTAGTATCTCCAACGTCGTCTAAAGATAATATTTCACTTGTTCCAGAAGCAGAAGAAAGAATTGAAACAGTTGAAGTGCCAACATCAATACGTTTTGTTGCTCCTACTGAAATACCTAAATTATCGGCTCCAATACGATATATTCCTAAATCAACATCACCAATAAAAGAAAATCCTGGAAGTGATACAGTACCACCATCTGATACAATAACTTTTCCACTTTGCATAGCTAAACCACTTTCGTTCATATAGCAAATGGATGCTCCATTAGCTGCAAAATATATATTATCGGGACCATTATAAATTCCTGTATTAGGATCATCCGCAAAAGAATACGAAGGAGCACCAACTTCACCTGTTCCAGTTAGAACTTGTGTACCTGAAGTTCCAATTTTAAGAGCTATTAAAGCAAGTGTAACATCAATATCGTGATACCAATGAGTTTCTCCTGTAATAGCTTTTATCTGATATCTTAATCGCTCTAATTCTCCAGCTAATGATGTAGGCAAAGATTCTGAGGATGCCGGATATGGATCTACAGTAGACTGCATTTCAGCAGCATTAACTGAATAATCGTCTGTATCTTCAGGAATATTATGATTCACATGAGTAACATCAGATGAATTTAAATCTGCTGCTGTTAAAACTTCACCAGTTACATAAGTTTTATGAACACTGTATGGATAGGACATTTTATTATACACTCCTCTTTAAAATTTTCTTATTTTTAAATAATTTTTTAAAATAACTAATTGGCAATAAATCATTTGCCTTTAAATTAAATTGTAATTTTTTAATTTTTTTATGTACTTGATTAGTGGAAATTATATATTTCCAATTTTCTTCGTTCATCCATCCACTATGTAATGTTTTTGTCATTCGTTTTAAATCTATGGATGTATTTTCACAACCTTCACAAACTAATAAATCTGCGTAGGTTTCATCTTCTAATATAACTCTTGGTCGTTTAATATTAGAAAAATATTTCACTCTTAATTGATTATCAATTTTTCTTTTTTCACGTATTGCTATGGTTTTATTACAAACCATACATCCAATTTTTTTAATCGGGCATCTTTCATTAGTATCAAATTCAATGTAATTTGTATATGTATTCGACATTAAATTCTCCTATGTCCTTTACTAAGTAATGGAAGTATTAAATGAGATAAAAAGAAATCTTCTCCAACTCCATCATTACTAAATTGAAATCTAAATCGTTCTCCCTCTTGCTCTAAATCAAATTCTTGTTTAGTTAATTGTAATGCACTTAATACATCTGTATCTAATATAAAAGATCCTAATGCTGCTCCGCTAGCTCCTAATGTCACAGTAGAGGTAACTTGCTGAACTTCATCTACCCACCACTGCACGTCTAAATCATAATCTCCTCGTGATATAAAATGTAAAACTCCATATTTAATTCGTTTTTCAATTCCAGGTGAATCTAAATTTAACCATCCAGTTATTAAAACAGTTTTATAGGCATTACCATTGTCACTTTTTGTTGTATCTTCTAATTTCCAAACATATCCATTATAATCTACAGTGTATAACTTTTCATCTCCAGGTCCTAAAATCACGGGAAAAGAAACTGCTGCTTCATAACCGCTATCATCCCTATTATCCTGTGCATCATGTGGAATTCCCCATTTATTTTCATTTACATAATAGATTAAAGCTGTATCACATTGACTTTCTCCGGCTCTAATCATCCAAATTTTTATTGCTTGAATTTTTGGATCAAAAGACATATGAAAATCATCAATTTTAGTTAAATCAATATTATTTTTAATCCAATTATGAATATAAAAAGGTCGAGCAATTGAAGCCCTACGATAATTTCTAAGTTGTTCAGCTCGACTTATAGTATAAATTTCCCCGTCTGAAGCCATTGAATATATATCATTATAAATATGGACATTCAGACGTGGGCTATGCACACCCCCTTGCCACCCTGTTTTAAAATATCCCCAATTTGCTACATTTGCATCACTATCTTCTAACCAGTAATCTTGAATTTTTGTTCTAATTAATAAATTTTCATCTATTGAAATACAATCTATAATTCCATAACCATCTCGTATATCAACTATGATTGTACCGGATGTTCCTCCAGCGAATTCTTCAAAATTACCTAAACTAGAATAGTATAATGTATCTTCTTTTCCAGGCACTCCCCAAGCATATGCTCTACGACTAACTCCCCTACCATGTACAGTCATTTTAGTAGGTTGATTTGTTCCAGTCCAATCTGCTGCAGGCGTTGTAATTGATGCAACTGAAGATCCTGTATCTACTTGTACTCCATCATATCCATTACAAATAAATATTTTATCGTCCATAGGTGTAAAATAAGTTTTATTAGTCGTGGATCTACTTGTTAAAATAGCTACATAATCTCTATAAACTTTTCCATCATCAGCAGCTACATAAATGTGACTAATTCCAGAGCTCTGTTTAATTAATTGTCCTCCGCCTAAAGCTGTTGGATTACCAGAAATAGCTGAAACATTTACATGAGACGTTCCACCTCGTTTTTCTGCTCCCCCATTATGTGTATTTGCATTTCTACTTCCATCAGAAAAGTCTCCTGTTGGAATTAAATCTAAATTCTCATTCCCATTAAAACTGCCTGTAAGAAGAAGTCTATAAAGTTCACCTATAAACATTAATAAATATCCTCCGCTAATTCAGCAGATTGTGAAGCATTATTTGGATATAAAAATTGTCCAGCTATTCGTGATAACATACTAGCATATTTTTGTAACTCTATTGCAGCTCTTGAATCATCTTGTAATAAATAAACAAAAGTACCTTGAACTAACAATTGTTCTATTAATCTAAGAATTCTAGCGTATCGTGGATTTACTGCAGTATCGGTATCTTCTTTTTTTAAATCAGAATAATAATGAATTTGTAACACATATTCTTCATCAGGTGTACAATTAAAATAAAAATCTCCTTCAGCATCATCTGCTAGATGATAAATCATTGCAGGTTCATCTCCTATATGAGTCTGTTGAATTTCATCATAATTCCAAACTTGCTTTAAATTAAGGGGTTTTTGTTCGTCTACAATTAAATAAGTTGAAGTAGAATCAGGATTTGTATCCCAAGCTTCGTCAACTGTGGCAATTTTAGTGGTAGAATTATAATCTTTAATCTGTCTTGCTTGTCCTAATCCTGTACCGGATTTAATTACGATTAATTTACCTTCTGTATCAGAATCAGTACCAGAATCAGACGATGCTAAAGTAATTGTAGTAGAAGCTCCAGCTTGGGCTGTATTATATCTAGTTCCATCTAAAATAGTGGCTTGAATTAATTTAGAATAATCTGTAGGAGCTTGAATATGATTAACATTAATTGTACACGCTGAATAAGCAGTTCGTCTTAAAAAAGACCATTCCCTGCCTTCATCCATCATATCTGATTTAACCATAGCAAGAGCATCACTTATAGCATTATTAATATTGGTTGTAGTTGGACTAGATTTACCATAAAGTCTATAAGCTTTTTGCACAATTGTTGTTTCAGTCGGTTGTGTTGGTATTGACATTCTTTTCTCTCCATTCTATATAAATTTTTTCAATTGGATCTAGTATTTTCTTTGGGTGCAATAAACCCATGCAAATTGGGTGATTTATTTCATTAACTAGAGGACAAGTATCACGTGAATAATGTAATTTATGGCATGGTGAACATGGTACATTTTCTCTTACAACACTACAGTTTTTGTAGTATTTCGTTAAATTTTCTTCACTTCCATGCGATAAAAGAGCCACTTTTGGCGTGTCAAAACATCCTGCTGCTACTAAAACACTAGTCTCTGTTGATATGACTAAATCCACATATTTTGTTAGTATAAAAGATTCACGAATTGTGATATTACTACACAAATCTATTATTCTTTCATTCTTATCAATTAATCCTTTACAAGCAGGTTCTCCCACTAAAATTATGTATGATTCAGGAATTCTTTCTATTATAACATTAATTATGTTTTCAGTCCAAGGATAAATCTTATGTATTGCACTTCCTGTTAAACACCAAACTATTAAAAATCCTTCATATTTTTCTTTTAATTTTTTAACAAACTGTTCTTCTTTCTGCGTAAAATAGATTTCTCCTAATTCACCTTTCTTTTTAGAATAACCAGCTAATTTCATTGTATGGTCATAATAATTTATATTACAATGTTCATGCAATTTTTCTTTATCCCATAAATATTCTTTCTGTCCTGGTGATATAAGAAGTCTATTTTCTATCGAACCTGTAAAATTTATTACTTTATCAAATTGTTTAATTAATTTATTCCAATGCTCATTTAATTTATCAATTGGGATTTCACCATCAGATTGAATAATAAAAGCATCAATATATGGATTTGTATTTAAAACATCATAACATTTTTGTGTACAATTTAAAGTAATGTGCCACCCATCTTGATGATAATATTTAAACACAGGGGATATCATTATCGCATCACCCCAAGCTCCATATCTAATAACACATAGTTTCTTTTGATTTTTAGCTGGGGACCGTTTAACCGCAAAAAGCATTAATTAATCCTTTTTGCTGCTATTGTAATAATTGCCAATGGATTATTTGGATCTCTTAACTTCCCTTCATCATAGTTGATTTCTACAATTTGATATCCCAATAATTCTAAAATAACTTTTAAACTATGTCGATCAAAATAATAAAGATGTTCTTCAGGTCTATAATGTTTCCATTGAGTTATAGGAATTTTAACCGATTCTAAATTAGGGCAAGATAAAAATATCCACTTTGGATTTAACTTTTTTATTATCCCGTAAAAATCAGGGGTATGTTCTAAACTATCCCAAAAAGTGACAATATCCCAAAATTTAACTTTAGGAAATTTTTCAAATCTACAATATGGATTTATATCATATCCATATTTACTAAAATTATCTGGGCCAGCTTTATTAAATGCTCCAGGACCACAGCCAAAATCAAGAATTGCACCATTTTTAATATATTTTGTAATCAATTTCCATCTAGTTTTATAGATATTTTTACCTAATTTTGATTTAGCTTGTTTTACATACTTTAAATAATAAGCTTTATCATAAATTTTATTCATTTTTTCCCACTTTTTGCTGTGGAAAAGGGTACTTCTCTGTAAGGTGGGGAACAGATTTTCCCCTTTCCCGAAATTTCTCATATATTGGATCTATAAATTTAAAGATTTGATTTATATCAAAAGTCTTAGTACAAGCTGGATATAGAATCTTCTTTTTAATATCTCCTAACATTCTTTCACAATCTGTGTCAAAATAAATAGCTCTATGACAGGGACTACATTGAATTGATGCTTGAATTGAATTGTCATTATTTTGATATTTAGTGCATTGATAAACACTAGATGTTGTACATAGCATAGTTTTTGGAGTTCCCCACATTCCAGCAGCTACTAATGTGCCTGTCTCAGGTCCGATAACATAATCTGCATATTTAGTCATCAAAAAATTCTGCTTAATTGGGATATCATATCCACAAAGATTCTTAATTCTAGGTTCTTGTATAGATTGAACTAGGTTTTTGCACAAATCGTCACCGGATAAATATACCTTTGATTGTGGATATCTATAGAGTATTTGATCCACCCAATTACGAAAAGAATGTAAAACTTTCTGACTTGTACTTCCTGCAATTGGCATTATTATAATAAACCAATCTTTTTCTTTTAATCTCCAATTCTCCACTATTTTTATTTCTTTATCCGAATAATATAATTCATCTAATTTAAATTCTTTTGGAATTGGAATTCTACATCGTTCAAATACTGCATCATAAAAAGTATTTTTATTGAAATAATTTCTTCGAAGTTCCATCGGCAAATAAAATTCTTTTTGAAAATTTTCAGCAATACAAGTTGTTTCTAATGAACCATTCAAATTAATTGTTCTATCTGGTTTTAACTTCTTTTTTACCTCAACCCATCGTTTAAAAAATAATTCAGTCCATCTATCTTTAGGATATTTTTCATATATTAAGTATGATATATGTTTAAATCTAGGATCATTATAAACTAAATTATATATTTTCCAATTAGTTTCTAAATATATATCATATCTTTCAAATAAATATGGAAGAACTGGTACGGTATATAACCAATCTCCATATGCTCTATAAGCTATAAGTAATAGTTTCTTTTTCATTTCCCACCTTTCCAAGCCTGGTCTCAAGGGGAGGTCATCAACATAGTTGACACACTGCCCCAAGAGACCAAAATAGCTTTTAAATAATTAATCGAAGTCGTAACGATATTCGATGTTCAAAATAACTTTAGGTGTAGATGCAGCCGTACCAGCAGCATTTGACACAATAAGAACATCACCTTCAGCAATATCAGTCGCTGTCACTGTCAAATCAAATTGCGTATTGTCAGCAGACGTACCAACATTCTGAGTTGCAATATCAGAAGCAGCTCCAGTTCCAGCCAGTGATTTTTGAATTTGCACTGTTGGACCATCAGCAGTACCTCCAGTCATTGCTACCATTCTAATAGCTTCAACTTTAATATCTCGATTTACTGGAATACGAAGTAATTCCGTATCCGCAGCAGCCGTTCCAGGGACACTTATTCCGCCTGATTGTCCGAGGACTATAGCTTGTGGTATGTCATCATAATAACCTATACCCATTGTAATCCTCCTTTAATTAGGCTTTTGAATCCCATTTTATAATTTTTGCGTTTGGTTCATCATCCCAAACGATTTTCCAACCCCCCAAAAAGTACCAAGCTAAGCCGTGCGAACGGCCATAGTCAGTAACTTCTTTGGCTCGAACCTGTTCAGGAACAGCAACGCCTTCCATCACAGTATCCTTACCAATCATAAATCCTTCTCCTGAGTATCCACCAGACCACGTTTTTGCTGTAGTAGTGCGAGCAGATAAGTCATAAGTTAGACGAGTTGCATTATTATCTTTAACGATACGAACATTATCAACCATACCTTGTTCACCGCTATAGATTTTTTCATATCCAACTTCGGAGTATTGATTAATGCTAACCATTGCCCCTTGTAAGCTTTCAACAGCTTCTAAAGAACCAACAAATGCGTATGTATCTCCTTCAAAATAAGGAACATTACGTTTTTCAAGTTCTAATTTCATTTTACGAATATGCCGTTCATTAAGAACAGAAGTATTCGTAGCTGTTGCAGTTCCATCAGTTGTAAGAGTATGAGCATCAGTTGCAGTTGCAACAAACCGCAGTTTACAAGCATTAAATTGTGCGTGAACTGCAGCATCAAGAACTTTAACTAAGTCATCTCTTAAACCTTTCTCAATAATTTGCTCAAGATCAAACTGAGACAAAGTATCAATTTTGAAAGTAAAAGGAATTGAATTTCCATATTCATCTATAGAAAGAGTTCCTTTTGTAATGGTCTGACTTGCTTGGGGAATAGTTGACGTTTCAGTCAATAGTCCACCGATAGTAGATACATTAGCAACTTTAGGGAAGTTAAACGAATCGCCTTGGGATTTTCCCATAGCGTCTTTCACATCTGCGAACTGTCTAAATTTAAGACTAGGCTGTGCCGAATATCTTAAAAACTTTGAAAGTTCTGGACTGAAATGAACGCTACTATCATTAACCCATAAGTGCGCCATTGTTTTATCCTCCATAAGATTTAGTGTGCTAAGATCCCACCTTATGAAGGCAAATTACACAAATTATTTACGTTTATAGAATTTTTTCTTAAAATCATCCATTCTTTCTGCAACACCTTGTTTAACGAATTCATCATAAGAAATAGGAGTTTCATCTTCTTTCTTAGGTTTTTCAGGAGCCTTACCTGGATCGACGATAAGATTAGCCTTTTTCTTAGCTTCTTTTTTACGATCCATTGTTTCTTGTTTATCCTGTTCGCTAAATACTTTTTTTGCTTCTGAATAGACGTGTTCTTTATAAACCTTTTTCCATACATTAGGATCTGCCATTTCTGATTCAGTGATATCTCCAGAGTTAGCCATCTCTCTTAATTTGATATCGGTTCGTAATATTGCTATATCGAAACCTGGATATCCTTCTTCGGCTAATTCTTTTGTCACTTTTTCAACTTTCTTTTGCAATTCCTGCTGTGCTTTTAAGGCAACTTCTTTAGCTTTTTCTGATTCATCAACTTCATATTTTTTCTTCATCTCTGCTAATTCACGACGTAGAGAAGTTACCTTCTCATTTTCTTCTTCAGCAAAGTCATTCTCTGTTGTAGTTGAACCAGATTTTAAAGCTTCTTGAAGTTTTTGTAGTTGAACTTTAAGATCCTTAATCTCTTTTTCTTGATTATCTTTATAATCTCTATACTCAAGATTAAGTTTTCTAAAACGTTCACGTGCTTCATGTAATGCCTGCAAAGGAACTTTTTTCTGATCGTCGGAATCAACTTTTGGTTCCTTGCCCTTTTTTACAGAGGTTGATTTCTCTGTATCTTCTGACACATTATCGGAGTGTTGTTCCGTTCCAGAATTTTCTTTTAAATCTTTTTCTGTTTTAGATTCCTCTTTTTCAGATGAGGTATCTGATTTTTCATCTTCTTTAGATTTAGATTGCTTATCAAAGCGATTGTAAATATCTTCTCTAGCTCTAACTCCCAAAGAATTTCCCAACAATTTTCTTGTTGATTTTACTTCTTCAGTATTACTAGTATTACTTTTATTGTCATTATCTGCTGTATTTTCAGCATTTTTAGACATTTCTTCTGACATTGTATTTCCCTCCATTTTACGAGTCGGGATCAAACTCGAAACACAGATATAACGGTCTGTGATCCGAACTCCACCCTATATATCTTTTTTTAAGTGCATCATTAATTTACCTAAAAATCCACGTTCTTCAGCGTGCTCAAATGCTGATTTTCCATCTTCTTTAATTTTTTTAATGATTGTCGGCAATAAATTTTTATAGAATCGTTTAGTAACTTGTAATTCTGCAATTCGAGCAGTATTACTAGGATTTATATTATCTAATTCTACTTCTGCACTTTTATAAATTCTACGCCAAGCTTCTCTAAATATTCTCCAAGATTCAGAATTTTTAATTTCTTCCAGATATGCTCCATCTTCTAATTTACAAATAATTTCATCACGATCTAATGATTCATATTCTAAATCAGGTTTAAAATATTCTTGTACTTCAGGGTCAATAAATTCTTCTTCCATAATTTCCACCTTTACTATTTAATTAACGTCCTTGTTGCTGTAAATATTCTGCAAAACCTTCAGGTAATGATGGCTGCTGACCTTGTTGTAATGCCATAGCTCCTTCAACTCCTTGTGCAACTACTCCACCTCCCTGTTGTTGAGGAATTGAGGGAGGAGCTACTGGAATTACATATTTTTGAAAATCATCTATTTGTAATTGTTCAGCAATATCTTGTAAAGCTTTACTTGTATCAATCATTGTAGGATTTTGAACTTGTACACCAGAGCGCATCATTAAAGTTGTAGCATTATTTGATTGCAAGGCTCTATCTATAAATGCAAATAATCTTTGCAATTGAACAGCTCTACTTGCTTCATTAAGACCTACATTAACTTCAACATCCATATCAAATTCTAAGTCATAGATATTATCTCTTTGTGACACATCAATTCCCTGAATAGTTAATTCTTGATTTAATCTACTATTGGCTACACGAAATATTCTTTCATCCGTTTCAAATAATTGAATTTGATACGCTAGTAAATAAATAACTTGTCTAAATAATGTTTCTCCAACAATTGATACAAATAAACTTTCTTTTGCATTAGATTCTTGAAGATTAATTGCAGCTACTCCAGTTTTAGATGTAGTAGTTTGTCCTTGTTTAATTTGAGTAATTCCCATCATTTCATCAATCATTATTTGATCGGCGTTAGCTTCTACATAAGATGTTTGAGTTACATCAGGCAATCGTAAAGGTTCAACTAATCCTTGACCACTATTTCTAGTGACAACAAAACCAGGTCGTAAATTAGTTAATGCCTGTCTGTCGACTCCACCAAATTTATCTATACTCCATCCACCCATCATAGCAAGAAGTTGATTTTCTTTACGAAGATTCATTGTCATATTTAAATCTTCTTGAGGTCCTTCTAAAGGTTCGACTATACTTTCTGGAATTAGTTTATGGGCTTCTAATAATACAGACCCCACAGCTATTGGATAGATTTTACCATACGGACTGACTATTGGTTTTTGTAACCAGACAAATCCATCTGGATTAAATACACAAAAATAAATCTTTCCTTCTTTTTTATAAAAACATTCAACAACACGATATCTTAATTGAACATAATCTTTTACTGCCTCTCCTGTTGATCCTGGAGATGGATAATTATCTCCGATAGTTCCATCTGCGTAGTTTCCTCCAGTTCCACTAATTTTTCTAGCTGGATCTCCTACTTCATAAAATCTTGTATCTCTTAATGAACTTTGAGGAATTTCAACTGCAATAGTATCTTCTATATTGTTATAATCCATTTCTTTCATTTGATCTTTAGTTAAATAATTTTCTAAACAAATGTATCTCATATCACTAACTGTAGCTTGTGCCCAATCAAGACAGACTTGCTCTAATGGATAAGGAGTTATACAAGGTTCATCAATATCCATATCTTCATTAAATTTCCAATGAACTTTAACTACAGAAGTTCCTGGACAAATACAATCAAGAAAAGACCAAATAAATTTCACAAATCCATCTCTACGTCTATAAAGCCAATTAAGACGATATTCAGTCATTACCTGTAAAACTCTGGCCTTCATCCAATCCATTAATTGATCAAAACCTTGAATTTTAAATTTATTTTTATCTAAAAGAAAGGCTTGATAAAGAGAGGCAAGTAAACGAACTGCATTAGACCATATTTTTCTAAATCTAATTTTCGGTCTTTTTCTTACTGTACTTGTATCTTTCTCTTTATATAGAGGAATTCCTTTTAAAAGTTTTTGATTTTTAGTCCAACGATACTCTAACGTATTACGAATTGTCTTAGACTCATCATAATAAGCTAACATAGTATCTAGAACTTCATCAGTATTTCGAACTGGCTTTTCATCTTCAACTAATTTTCTAGGGTCCATTATATAAACCTCTCCTCTGTTAAATCTTCATCATAAGTGCCATAATAAGTGCTTTCTGGTGCTACCCATTCTAATGGTTTTTGAAATATATATCTTAAAGCTGCATGTAAATCTTTTGGACCTTCACGAATTCTGTCTTTAATTCCTCGTTTTTCTTCATTTCTACCTTGATCTCGTTCTAATGTCTGCATTTCTTCAATCAATTCCCAAACTTCAGGAGTATCGAAGAAAAATAATTTAGGTTCTTTAATTACTGGGTCTATTTTTAAATATTGTTTAATTGTATCAATTCCTGCTTTAACTGATCCCTCAAATTTTTCTGAAGGAATCATGGCTGGAATTGGATTAGGCGGTCGTTTTAATTGATCTATGATATTAATATCATGGAGAGCTTTAATTTCATAATCTAACGATTTATCATAAGCAGACCAACCTAACCTATATTTTTTCTCTATCACACGTTTAGCTAAATCTTGTTTAACTTGATCTGTATCAGCATTCTTTTTATAACAACCCACTACATAAACAAATCCTTCTTGATCTATAGCTACTTCTACACAAGCTGTGGGTTTAGATAAATGAGGATCTAAACCTCTCACAATAAAATAATCGTATTGAGCTAAACGAAACGGTTCAATCACATGAATATCAGGTTTAATTTCAGAAGCGCCTGTATAAATTAATCCACTTAAAGAAATAAATTCTCCTAACAAACGCATTTTACGTTCATCATATGTATCTAAATCTTCCATTAATTTATTTAACGCCTCTAAATCTGCATATTTATTAGTAATTGTAGCTATTTTATAGCATTCTACTTGTGAATCTGGAAGATGGCTTTTCTTTAAAATAGTTTTATAAGTCCAAGTTAATCCATTCGTTGGAGTCATAAAGAATTCTATATCTATTCCTTTTCCTCCATTTGCTATAAAACGAGAAAGACATTCATCATAAAAATCTTTGGGCGGTTCTTCATCAAAATGAGCGAACCATAGACTAGCTCCTTGTGATTTACTAACTTCTTGTTCACAAGACATAAATTTAATATGACCTATAAATTTATATCCGTCTTTATAATATCTTAAAACTCTGTCTTGGCGAGAGTAAGATTTTTCCCACATTCCGTCTTTTAAATATTTTCTTGGCATCCATTCTCTAAATTTAGGGATTACAACTTCATCAATTACTGCATTACTAAGTCCGTAAACTCTGCCATATACAGGCCATTTTTTTGGTAAGCGCCATTCTGGATAAATCTTTTTTAAAGATACAGGTAATTCTCCTGTTATTTTAGCATGAGATTTAATTGCACAAGCTGTTGTTTTACCTAATTGATTTCCACCAAAAGTTCCTACAATTCTAGCACTACTTTTAAATGTTACATCAACTCCTTCAAATTTGCCTGGAATATCTTCTGGTTTAATCCATTTTTTTAAAAATTCTTGATCTTTATCTGTAATATCTCCACTAGATGGTTCATACCACCAATATGGATCTGCTTGTTTAGTTTCATCTAATAGAGAAACTAATTCTTTTTCTTCTTGTTCAATTTGATTTAATATAGTAATTTTCTCTTGAGAAGAAAGTTTTGATAAGTCCATTTCCCTGCCTTTAAGGACTAATTTGCACTGAATTTGGAAGATTCCAATTAACTAAAATTTCATCTAAACTTGGACGTTGAGTAGATGTACCAGAAAATTCAATTCTAAATTGAACATATTGTCCTGTAACTCCAGCATCATCTCCACTAGAAGAAATTACAGTATAGCTTTTAGTTGCCAATACTGCAGATGAATTAGCTGCTCTAACTTTATAAATTATAGAAGTTCCAGAAGGAATAGTCTCCACCCATTCTACCTTACCCCAATTCATATCACGATAATTACAATTGTATGAATTACTAATCCAATTTCCAGAAGTTTCTAATCCAACGTCAGAAGTTACATTAATATTTGAAACTTGAGGACGAACAGAACTATCAGAAGTATATAAAAATATTCTCACATCTAAAGTTCCTGAACCTAAAGCTAAATCATTAAAATTATTTTGAGCATCTGTAATTGAAGTTGCATCAGTTCGAGTAGTAGCTGAAGTTGGAGCTTGCCAACTTCCACCTGTATATGTCTGCCAATTGGATCTACTATCTGTTGAAAACAATACCCTAATATCCGTATTACTTGGTTTTACATTTGAAATTGTAGTTGTAAGCCATTCTAATATAACTGCAGGAGTAATTTGACTTGTATCTTTTGTATCCACATATAAATCATCAGTAGTTGAATAAGTTATTGGCTCAGATACATTAATATTATCTAATTCTGGTGTAGTGGTTCCATCTGAATTTAATAATGCACGAAATTTAAATGTCCCACTAGATGCTAAGGAATTTATATATGTATTTACTGTAGCAGCATCATTCGCTTGAGCATAACTATTATCTGTAGTAGTCCATATTGAACCATTCCAATATTTCCAAGTAGAACCATCATCTGAACTACAATGATATTTAATTCCAGTTCCAGTTGGCTTAGTAGCTGTCTCTGTAAAAGAATCTAAATTAGTAGTAAATGAAAATCCTGTATTAGGATAAATATTAGGATTATTTTGATCTACTCCTTCTTGTTCTGTCCCACTGCCTGAATTCCATCTAGCTGTAACTTCTGTAGAAGATAATTCTTTATTGTAAATTAAAGCTTCATCAATTTGTCCCGTAAAAGTAGCTGAACCAGTTCTACCTCCCATAATTAGACTAGTAGTTACTTGAATACTATTAGTTAAAGTATTTATACCACTTCCTGTATCTGTTGAATCATTACCGTCAATGTAAATCTTAATTCCTGTATTAGATGAACTTCCATCATAAGTTATTATTACATGATGCCAATTTCCATCTGTTACTGAACCTGAACTATATCTAGAAGCTTCATTTGTACCAGAAGTATTTCTTAATGTGAAATATATTTTACCTCCTGTTGCAATATATGAAATAAATCCTTTACCTCCACTATAATGAGTTAAAATATCTCCAGCAGTTGTACTTGTTTTAATCCACGCCTCTAATGAAAATGAAGATGTTCTTTCAAAATTTGCAATATTTCCACAATTTACATATTCGGTAGAACCGTCAAAACTAAGCCCATTATTTAATTTTGCAGAAACCCAATTAGAATCATCCATATTTTGAGTAGTACCATCATATCCATTCGGTCCAACATCAGGTACATTAGTACCAGAAGATTCATTTAAATGCCACTGAGCATAGACACTAGTTACCCCTTTAAGATAAGCTTTATCTCCAGAAACAGTAATTTTATTGGAGTCATAAGTGTAATTTCCAGGCGTTGTAAAAGGCCAATCTTTTGTTGAACCTGAAATTGCTTTTAATTGAGCATTTCCATCTGCAACTTCTAATTTTGCCCCATCAGATAATGTATATTCTCCAGCAGTTTCATAATCAATGTTATTGTTATTATCTGTTTTATCCTTCAATCTTAAAACTGCTGCATCTCCAACTCCATTAACTTCTACTGTAGAATCTAATGTTCCTTTATTAAAGTCTGTAGCAGAATCCCATATAGTTTTTCTATTATAAATATATCCTATATCACCAAAAGGCATAATTAACTCCAAGCCTCAATTTCAACTACAGTATTTTCTGTTTCAGTCTGAAAATAAATAATTTGATTAGATAATCCAATTAAATCATGCCAATAACCTCCAGGAGGAATTGTAATATAATTAGTTCCAGACTCTCCTGAATTAAATGCTAATTTAACTTCTCTATCTATTTGTCTAGGTTTAATTTGAAATTTTCTACAATTTATGGGTAAGGTATAAGAATATTCAAAATTAGGTATAGATATAGTTTGATTGTATATTACTGGAATATTAGCATTAGCTATAGGATTATCACCTGCATGAATAGTCATTAAAATCTCCTATATTTAACTTCATCTTGTATAAGTCCAGTTATTCGCACAGTTAAATTTTTAATAAATATTTGTAAGAATTCTTCAAAAGGAATTTCTGTAATCTGTCGATTTAATTCCTCCCTTACAATTAAATCTATTCTATCTAGCAATGTTAAAGTATCATATTTCATTATTATTTATATTCCCATTTCTGTTTCTCAAGAAACCAGGGAATTATTTTAGATCTATATTTTCTATACTTTGGTTTTTGTTTCTTTAATTCTGGAGAAACAATGACTTTTGACTTACTAGGTTGCTTTTCAATTGGAATACCGAATCCAACTTGAGGTTTCTTACCTTTTTTTATAGTCATATCATATTCTGGTAAATGCTTGTATTCCCCAATATCCATGTCCTCTAAAATTTTCTCTAATTCAGCTTGCGTAGGTTTTTTCTTAGTCACGTTTATTTCTCCTTAATTCTCTAGGTATATGATTACGATCTTTAGCAACTTTACGAGCCTGACTATAAGCAATTGCTATAGCTTGCTTTTGAGACATATTAGGTCGTTCCCTTTTAATAAAAGAAATTAATTTTGAAATATTTGTAGATCTTGGTAATGGCATATTACTTTGTTCCTCCAGGATTGCCAAATGTCATCGTATTTGGAGAATAAGGATTTACTAATGCAGAAGCTTTCTCCAATACTTCTTTAGCCTCTTTACGAATTATAGATATATCTTTATTAACTTTATCTTCTAAATCTTCTACACGATGAGTTAAACTTACTATATTTTTAGCTAAATCGTGTAAATCTTTCTGCAATTGAACTAATTCTTTCATGATTTCCCACCTCTCTTTTTACCAGAATTTCTGGTTAATTAATTATCCTCCGGCTTTTCAGGTATAATAAGAGACTTCTGTAAAGCCATTTTCATAGCCTTAAGTTCTTCAAGTCTCTTTTGAACCTTTTCACCAACTTCAAATATCTCCACCTTTGTAACATCCTCACCTTTAAGTTTCATAGATTTATCTATAAGCTGACAAAGTGCTAAGGCAGCCTGCGCAGGAGAGAGACCTTTTAATATTTTATCGCTGTTATCTAAATCAGCTAAAATAGAATTAACAATATTGTCTATTTTCGAGGCCTGCTGCCCTTTTATATCTTTTAAAAGCTTTTGATCTAAATTTTGATTCTTTGTAAGTAAAACCTTTCTAATCGTCTGCCAATGTACACCCCATTCTTGAGCTACTGCTTCCATAGCCTTTTGCGCACTATTCCCAGACAACTTATATTTATCATAAGCTGCTTTAATTGCTATAATCTGTGTATCGGATAATTTTCTTTTATTTGGCATATTTTATAAAATTAATAAACTACAATAATTCTTCCCTTCGTGACATGAACATTTACATACATCTTTAATAGGTCTACCATCAGGCAACACAGTTGCCATACTAAGAATCCCACAATGTTGACATTCAATTCTACCTGGTAAATCTGGTTTATATTTTTGATAGCATTCAGCGTGAAAAGCAGCTTTAAGTTCTTTCTTTCCTTCAATTCCTAAAAGTTTACCATCTAAATCCATAATTCTCTCAGGTTGCTTATAAATATGGACCGCATTGTGTTTTCCATTAATTATAAGTTGCCTGCAATAAGAACATCTATTTTGATCTGATGGTCCTAATTTTCTCTCTTGCAACATATTTACCTTATCTTTTATAATTCTTTATAGTTTCAGATTAATTTTATACATTAAATTCTTTATAATTTGAATCTTTAAGGGGATTTTATAGTTTGGATGGAACCTTCTCTCCCCCCAGACCAAGCCTCCATTCTCCCAGGTCCTAACCCTTCAAACAGATGCAACATAATTACTTTCATCAATTTGTCATAAGAATTAATATTAATTCTTTCTATATATCTCTATAATACAATGCTATTTCCTTTTTAAGTTAGAAAGAAAAGGGATTAAACAGCTACTTCCATAACTACGTTGCAACAACAAGACCTAATTAATCATC